CCGGATAGAGCACGACCGTTATGCTGTTCTCCTGCGCATTGGTGGTAAGAATACGCATCCAACTGGTGTAATACTCGGAACCACCTGTAAGCAGTGTGTTAATGATGGAGAAGCAGACATCGTTGTCCTGGAACTTCATGAAGTCGAAGTCTGTGCGTTTCTCGATGCTCAGACGGTAGGTATTTTCTCCCAAATCCTCCACGGATTTTATCTTACCAATCTCGGTAAAGGAGTAGTCAGACTCCATTCCTTGAATCTGATTGATAATAAGGTCAAGCACTGACAGTGAACCGCGGACTTCCAACCGTTCAAATTGTCCTCTACCATCAGGAAATATCCCTGCACCCTTGCCGGCAATCAGGCCATCAACAAACTCGCCGAACCAAGCACCACCAAACAGCTTCAAAAGATATTCCGTTGCATCCGGCCGGTCCTTACGCAAAAAGTTCTTCAGTTCTTCGACAATCGCATTAATCCAGTCCTCCAGTTCCGCATCTTTATCTGCAAGTTCAAAGAAATTAGCGGCCACTCTGGAGAAATTCCGCTCCAATTTCAGGCGAACATCCCGCCCGGTATCATTGGCGCCATTCCATGGAACTATATTTTCATATTTATTATCCATACTTATTTCAATTCCAGTTCATGACCGTTAAATTCAAGAAGAAGAGGTTGCCAACATATACCGTACTCCAATGTATCCATATCAATGAAGTTTAGCATATAATCAGCAAAACGATTATGTTCTTTCCGGCTTTGCTTGCGAAGTTGGGCATGTTCCACCCTCACAACACCATTACTCTTCCTGCGCTCATAGCTGTAACTCATGAACGAAAAAGAAAAGCACTCGCCACGTTTAGTACATGCCCTCATTTCATTTATAGCCTCGTAAACATTCATGCTGCAAATGTATCAAGTTAGCATCCGTAGAAAAAGGACATCATTACCGGCGCACATTGCTCTCTAACATTTCCACTCTCTTGATACCATCCCGCACTTTTCGTGGATCTACCACCAATTCCTTATCAAGAATAGCCTTCAGCAGTTCATTATTCTTCTGTAACAGCACAACTATTTGCAAACGTTGCTCAGGCGTCAATTCTGAAACAGGACCGGAAAATGACTGTGAAGGCACTCCTGTTTCTTCAGCACTATAGCCACCGCTGTACTTCCCACTTCTGGTACGAACCTGTTCCAATATCTGTGTAGTATTCAACATACGGATTGTACCATTCTTCTGTGCCATATCAAATACATCCAGGAACTGACGGACATGCGGATTAGCAACTCCTTCATGATTTGTCACAAACTCATTCTTGTGTACAGGTATCACACCTGCCACATCATCCGGATTCCCGCTGCGGGTATAACCTTCCACGTATTCATCGGAATAACCGCCTGATTTCAAACCTTTCGCTTCATCACGCTGTTGCTTTGCCACCGCAATCTGCGCAGCACCACTGGCTACCCCCCCCGCCCCCCCCCCCCCCCCCCCCCCCCCACCCTCCCTCCCCGGACCCGCCCCCCCGCCGCCTATCACCGAAGCCACCTCCACCCAGTATGCTTTTAGTTGTAATACCGCAGCCGCAAATTGCTTGTCCGCATATTTCTTTTTCACCTGATTGATAGCTTCTTCCTTTTCTTCTTCCAATTTGGTAGTATCCTTACCAGCTTTCTTGGCAGCCTTGATTTGCTTGTCATATTTACGGCTAACTTTACTAATCTCTGCATCCTGAAGGGCATTAATAACTTGGCTGGCAGCAGAGGTAGCCTGACCAACTACATCTAATGCAGCTTTAGCCTTATCTATTCGCTGCTGTTCGCGTTCCTCTGCAATCCGGGCTTTTTCATCCTGATACTCTTCAAACGTTATCAAGTCCGCATCATACATCGCTTTCAAAAGCCTATTCTTTTCCTGAAAAGAAGAAGTATTATCTATATCCTGAAAACCGTTCTTACGCTGTTTTTCTTTATCAGCCTGTTTATCCTCATAATCCATATCCTGCAATTGGGTATCAATACCTGAAGTATCCTCCCCATATGCAGCCAGCATGTCTCTCCGGTCATTCAGATATTGACGTTCCAACTCTTTCAGCTTCTCCAGATAATCCGCTTCCCGTTTAATATCCCCCGATATATAGGCTTGTTTCAATGCTGCCCGTTGTGCCTGGAACTCTTCATCAATAACAGCCAAATTATCATTCTGCGCATTTTTTCCGGCATCCTTAGCGGCTTGCGTCAACCTATCAGCCTCGGCAATCATCTTATCATAAATCTGCCCTTGAATATCCGAAGCATCTTTGCCGTATGATTCCAACAATGCCTTGTGTTTCAATAAATAGGAAACTTCAATTTTATACAGTTCCTGCTGGTGCTTTTCTTTCGTTATTTTCTCATCCAGCAGTTTCTGTTTTAACAGGTTCCGCTCTTCCTGCATAGCCTCTTTCAGTTTTTCCATACGGGCTTTCAACTCTTTTTTCAGGGTTTCTTCATCCGCTTCTCTCCCATGCCCATTCCCTGTACTGCCCGGAGTAATAACAACTTCCTCCAAAACATTTGCCTTATTCTTGGCAGAGGGCTTGTTTATGAACGGATTCATTTCCGCCTTCACCACAGTGATACGCTTAGCCGCCTTTTCAACGACTTCAACATAATCCTGAATCTCACCCTGTATCTTTGGGATATCGCTTCTATCCGAATAATATTTCTCAAGGTTCTTGGTAATGGCTTTCGCTGTATTTTTAGCAGTGTTACCGGCAGCAATACTCTTATCCGTAGCTACGACCATTTTTTGAAGGAAATCATCTACCTGTGACTGAGGCAATGTACCAATGAGGGCATTACGGACATCGTTCATCTCATCAATCTTATCCGTCATACTCTCATTCTGAATTTCGTCACTCTTCTCCTGAAGGACTTTCCTCGCCAAATTGCGGTCCATCTCTGTATTAATATCCCGATAGGCCTGCTCTATATCCTTCAGGGACGAATATTCATTAAGCAAATAAGGAAGATACTGCCCATATTTGGTATTTATTTCCTCTATCAACTCTTTCCTGCGCTTTGTACCTTCCCCGGCTGCTTTAGTCGCATCAGTCAATTTACGTAATTGACTACGTTCCTTTTCGCTTTGCGTCAAAAAAGAATTAACGGCTTTTTCCGCATCTGAAGTGCGGGTCGCAAATTTGTAAATAGCGACCCCCGCTCCTAATGCCAGGGAAGCCAATATACCCAAAAGGTTGGCTTTACTGGCCGCATTGAAAGCTTTCATCGCAACTGTCGCCCTCTTAATGTTACCGCTCAAAGCATATTTGGCAGCACTCAGCAAAAGGGTTCCGCTCCGGGATGCCCGTGTTGTGATAATATTTTTCTTTTCCTGCAACCACTCCAATGTCTTTGCGACCGTCAAACGTTTCGTCCACAGTTCTTGCGCTTTAACCGCTGCGGTGTATGCAGTTATTACAGCAATCGACGACAATATGATTCCCTTATACTCCGATAGGATAGAAACAAGCACACCTAACCCTTTCACCGTCATGCTTCCGGTCGTAATCATATACTTCATTACAGGAAGCAGCTTCTCACCTAATTCTACCCGTACATTCTTAAATTTCTCTTTCGCCTTATCCAATCCTGCCTGAACGGTATTATTCTGCACATTATACTCATTGGTAATACTCGTTCCCTCACGGAAGGCATCATTCGCAGTTTTCTGCTCCTTACGTACCTTTTCAACGTTTCCAGCCAAAGCACTAATCACTCCGGCAGCTTCCGCACCGGAAAGCTTCATTTCCTTCAGTATAGGAGCCATCTTATCCATACCACCGAGTTTACCCAAACTTTCCAGGAAACGAAGAAGCGCTTCATTGACATCTGTGTCAATAAGCGTGGTAAACTCTTCCACGTCCATTTTAGCAAGCTTGGCATACTTCGCCGGTTCCTGATAGATTTTCAGAATCAACCCTTGTAATGCAGTACTTGCCATTTCACTACGTAGCATGTTCTGGTCAAGCGCAGAAGCAAACCCCAACACATCAGTAATCGTCAATTTTGCCTGCTTAGCCACACCGCCCATGCGCGCAGCGAACTCTATCAGATAGGGTTCTGCCGCCGAAGAATTTTGGGCAACGGTATTCACAGCACTACCAGTAGCCAGCATATTCTCACGAAGTGTCCGGTTTGCATCCCCAAACATCTGTGACAATTTGCCGATATTCTTTACTGCATCTTCCCCCAGGTCCTCTCCTAAAGCGACATTAATCTGATTGGCAGCATCCACAAAATCCAATACACCCTTTTTACCGGTGATACCCAACCGCCCGGCATCTCCTGCCAAAGCGTTAAGCTTTTCCCGTGGTGTACGGGTATCCATGTGCTTGAACTCCTCATTCAGTTCCGCCACTTCTTCCTTTGTCATCCCGGTATATTTGATAACCTGGCTCTCCGCCTCCTGCATCTCCGCATACTCATCAACACATTTACGGGCTGTCAACACGACCCCGGTCAACGAAGCTACGGCACTGGTTCCAATAGCAGCATACTTGTTAAACCCGTCCGCCACTTTTGAAAGGGAAAAACGGGTATCACGCGCCTGCACCTCCAGCTCTCTCATACGCTTTTTGGTCAACAGGTAATCCTGACGCAAAGCCTTCCATGCTTCAGTTCCGGGAATAGCCTTATCCATTTCCCGTTTGAGTTGTGAAGCCCCCTTACGCAGTTCAGCGTAAGACAACGATGTCCGTACTCCTTCTTTACGATATTCAGCCAGGCTTTTATTCAATTCATCCTGCCTTTGCTTGAGTGCCTTATACTCATCAGAGTTTTTCTTGCCCTCCGCAGAAAGCTTATCCATTTCCGCCCTTACAGCCGCTATCTGTTCTTTTGTTTCCGCAAACTTTGTTTTGGCTTCCGAATTATCAATCCGGATTGCCATTCTAAAATCATTTATGCTTATCGCCATACCTATACTACTTTACCAAGACAAAGGTATCCTGGCGATTAACTATGAAAAAGGACATATAAAAGAGGCTGCTCCATAAAAAAAATCCCGGCTATCCTCACAGACTACCGGGTACTTCTTACTCAGACAAAAAACTATTCATCCAGCCAACGGCCATTGTCCAACCAGACACCACCGTCACGCCATTTGCCATCCGTCAATATCCACCGTGACAACGCTTCCGTATCACTTATGGAAATCGGATAGAACACACCTTCCCAGGCTCCTTTCCGTCCGGACGCATCAATCATATATGTACATTCTTTGCAAACAAACCGTTTATTGTGTATAACAAAAACACTCCGTATGTCATAAATATTCGGGTCGTAACAATGGAATGTAAACTTCTTCTCTCTCTTTATATCATAATCCTCTTTATACAGATGCTCTGAAATCACCTTCAGCTCCATTGACTCCCCCGCCAGGCTCATCTTCGCATCGTCCATACCTGAATACGAAGTGTGGAATATCAGTCCCTTATTGAGTATGTTGTCCGTATATACGGTCGGATACGGGTCTGAGTCCGGTCTACGCAAATAGCCGGTCTGTTTCTTAATGCCCGTATAAAAGCCCAAATAAACCGTACTCTTTGACGTATCATCCTCATAATTATTATTCTTGATATAATCTTCAATACCCTGAGAAGAGGTGCTCTCCTCTACATTCTCATCCGAAGCTGTCAAGTCACCGGCACTATCCAAGACCGGAACAATACGCAATACATTTGCATAGGTAACACGCCCATCCAGTTGTACCGTAGTCTGTTTAATCGGTACTGCCCCATGCCGTACCGGTATCATCTCCAACGTAACGAAATCCCGGCCGGCATCATAGACCAAATCCGCATATTCATTGACCGGACATCCCCGATATAAGGTATGCGGTTTTCCGCCTATATCCTCCTTCTCAAAGGAAGTCCTGATGTATTCTATCCCTGTGCTGGTATTCGTAACCAACTCCATACCATTTGACTTATTAGCAAAGAAATCATGTACCGCAGCTATCCCGACCACATTTTTTCTTTCCGCCATCTCCATCAATGCGTCCGGCAATCTCCTTTTTTTGTAATACTCACTATCCGGCAAATCATATTTCACATTCCTGATACCGATATTCACTTCTTCCTCCTCGTCTTCCGTTTCCTCGACGTACTCGTCCTTCACAGAAGACAAATAGGCTACCGGCGGAGCTACGTAATAATTTGCGGAAAGCATTATCCTGACGCTCTTTTTCCGGCTATCTATAATAAAAAGGATACCATACAGTTTTTCAACTTCTTCCAAAAACTCCTTCACAGTCCAGCCGGGAAACATCTTGGCGTATTCCGTTGTCTGTTGGGCATGGATAATCAACTGGTATTTCCAGGGTGTATCGGTAAACTGGTTCTCTACAATCTGATAGCCAAGTGCCTGTATCATCTTCTCCATAACAGTAGCCATATAGGGCATAGGAATATATATACCGTCTGCAACCTCTTTAAAAGAGAGTTCCGTGTACACCCCTGCCTTTTCTCCGGATTTTTGTTCTGTAAGATAATATTCGAGTTCGAACGGATTAATCATGGTTTCTCCGGCCAACACGGGCGGAAGATTATATTCCACCTCCGGATACATCTTATCCAGTAGCCTATTCTTACGTCCGGCAGACGGCATGGGAGCACTACCCATATCCAAAGAAGAAACCAGCTTGTCAGAACCGATAAAATAGTTGAGTTCCGAGTTCCCCGATGCTATCTGTATGGAAACGCTCTTCTCCGTCCATCCCGTAATCACTTCAGTACCGTCACAGAACACACGGTTGTCCGCTATCAGTACAGCCCTCCGTTTGGTCTTTACTTCCTTTATGGAGTTAAGCCTATGCAAATGATTATACAACCGGGCATTAACGGCATTGGTTAAAGCCAGTTCTATATCATAGGTATATTCCCCATTCTTGGTAAAGAACGGATTTTCACGCTTCACCTGTATCTCAACAGCCGCGGGCAACACTACCGATACCCCATCTATAAACAACTCAGTCATATCAATCTACCAGTTTCAGGCCAATACTCAGCCCATTAAACCCACCAAAAACATCATACTCCCATTCGGTCAGCATTCCATCTGCCGGACTCAACTCGCCACATACGAAGTCCATTGCCAGCAATTCTTTCTTTACCAGTTCCATAATACGTTGCAACAGCGCATAATGCTGCAACTCTTCCTCATCCATTTCTTCCCCTGCAGGAACTTTCTCCAGCAGAAACAATAGTATCTGGTTGGATTCCTGATGGCAATCCATCCCGCCTTTCAATTCCGCATCCGGAAAATTACCACATAGCCAGATACCCTCCGCATCCTTCAGCTTCTTCTGCAAATGCCCTTCCCGTACTGCCAGTTTAATCCCCTCAATCGGTTTTTCCGACCTGGCATTGACACGCTGCCTGATTTCCAGCAGCATCTCCCTGTATCTTACAATATCAATCATAGCCTATCAAATTATTCTGCTCCGGATCAGCCAGCCGGAAGCTGAACTCCACTGTTTTCAAAACACTCTTGCGAAATTCCCGTTCAAACTTCTGTTTGGTTATCACAATCGGCAACCACTCATTATTAACAAGAATACCAGCTTCCTGACAATTAAGCAGGTTATGCCACAGCTTATAATCGCTTTGGAAGAATATACGCCCGCTGTTAACCGTATATTCATCCGTAACCTTAACACCGAACTTTCGGTCTACCCCATACATGGCAGCCATATCACTTTCATTATTTCCTGCCATTTTCAGGCCACCGGTAGCAGTCAGTGTCTCCGGCATATCATATACGTTTTTAAAGCGGAAGCACCATGCTTCAGCATAGCGTGTCCGGTCTATGACAAACAGCAGGGAACCGCCTGATACCTCCACTTTGTATTGAAGAATGTCCGGCTTCTCAAACAGAGAGGAAACGACATCCGGACTCGTATCGAACGTATAAACCCCATCATCGTAACTGCCGGCAGCTACGAAACGGTTTTCCTCTGTTCCGTCATCCCAATAGGCTGTCACATTCATCCCTTTCTTTCCGGACGCATCGACCGGGAAACCGCTTACATATTCCTTTGCTCCAGGATACGTCACTTTCCGGTTTACCTCACTCAAACAGCCCGGAGCTTCCGCATCTTTCCGGGTAACCAAACGGCTGAACATGACAAAACAAGTCATATCCTCCACTCCATTGATAAGAAACGTGAAGTCTCCTGCCGCATCTGCCTGGGTCGTATTCTCCCCGGAACACCATACTCCCCACAAAGCGAGTTCACAGAACTTGCCCAATCCACGGGTACGCACCTTAAAATCGGCATCCGGGGAATATTCCTCTTCCAAAACAGTCTTCCCGCCATACCTCACGGAAAAGGTTATAGTACTGTCCGTATCAATAATGTACTCACGCATGGTCGCGCAGAACTCCCTTGGCTTAGGTCTCTGTATCACATTCATAACCGGCAGTATTTATTCCGTTCATCATTTTTAGGAAGCAGGTCATACACCGGAATTATCCCGTCACGTACCCGCTTCATTTCATCCAACCAAACAGCAGCATCGTCCTCCATCCATTCCGCTACCCGTACAATATCATCCGTATCGGCTATCCGGCTGTCCGCCATTCCGTTTTTTGCCATATAGCCGCGTATCACCCCACTGGGAAATATACGGAGCGGAAGACGACGCAAAGCTGCCGCCATAGCAAACAGTGCAACAGCCATACATGCCGCATAATGTACATCACTCTCCGGAACCGCTTTTTCTGCCAGCAGTTCATCCCATCCGTCACCATAGGCACGTTCCACCTTCAACCGCTGAGCTTCACGAATGAACGGTACAAGCACGAGAAACGTGCGCTCGCTCTTCTCTATCGGGAAATACATGTCAAAGGAGTTTCCATTACGAATGATAAGCCGTTGAGTGAGCTTATAGGTATCCGTCTGCATCCATTCCTGAAGCCCGGTTTTGTTCAGATATCGGATGAGCGCATCCACGGAACGATAATATTCCTCCAGATGTAACGCGTCGTCACGGTCAAGCTGCCATTCCCAGGGAAGCTTTTCACTGTTATCCGTTGCCATCTTGAACTTACGGCCATCATCTTCATGACTGAGGTCGTTCTTCTGGTACATCCGGAGTGTTGCCATTATGGCAATCGGCCGCTGAACCTTCCTTACCAGTTCATTATCCTCTCCGTTCTGATAATATTTTTCAGCCAACTGCATAACCGGTTCACCAATCAATACGGTGAGTTCTTCAGTCGCAACTTCTATGTCTCCGGAAATCTTGGAAAAGGAGTTATTGGCATAATAGCTGCCTGTGAGTTCCCGCAGTTCCTTAGCACCATTTTTGTTCTTATTGAATATCATATAACTATTGTTTAAGATTCCTTATCATTTCATCCGCCCGCAGTTTATCGTCCAGCAGCTTCATCATAACCCGTAGCAGTAATGTATCGTCAGTCGCATCCGCATTGCCGAAGATTCCGCTTTCGGCAACTGAATAAAGTACACTGTTCATACCCAGACTTTGAGCGGTTCCCGGCTGTACATCCGAACTTTTCCTGCTCCGTTCAAATACCGGAGCGAAGCAGAGTTCCAACCCGTCGATGATAAAAACTCCGGAAAACAAATATTCACAAAAATAAGCGAACCAGGCGTAAACGCCCCATTGCACCCATTCAGGCATATCACGCACCAACCCCATATAACGGGACATATATTGCATACGGAACGGTTCGCGTAGGATACACCCCTTATCCTTAACCGGTTTCCGGTAGAGAATGGCGCACAATGCACGAAGGTCGGCAGCATCCCGGCCTGCATTGTACTTGTTCATCACGGCCACCGCCTGACGAAATTCCCCAAAAGTCAGGTCAGACCCATGGCTGGCCGGACCACGAAGATACCGCCACACCGGAAGAAGATTCTCCGTACTGTCATAAGTCAGTTCAACGGCATCTTCTCCAACCTTCCACATCCAACCCAATGTAGCCGCCAATTTATCAACCAACAGCATATCCTCCACTTTCGATTTAAAACGATACCCTCTATTCTTCAGAACATAGGCACACCACTCACGTTTCACATCAAGTAAAGCCACTCCCGGCTGTTTCATCAGCCTGCTGCGTATCTTGAGCAAGTGAAGCCACTCCAACGGCTTCACTTCTTCCCAACAATCCGGAAAATCAATATCCTTCTGTTTCATAATTCCTATACCTGATTAGTCGGTCTGTCCGGGGCCGACACGTTATCTTCCTTATTTATCACTTTCCGATAGATACCGAGGAAAATCCCTTTCTTATGCGGGAAGTTTATCCGTATGGCATCATTGATAGCCTCCAGTGCAATTTCTTCCGGTATCTGTGTATCCGCACCGTAGAATATCTTGAGGGCATACAACATCTGGCTTCCGCTGTCACTCTTACCGTCAATAATGATATTAGCCAATGCAGGGGAAAGCCCAAAACCGCTGGTCGTAGAACTATCTGCAATCCGGGAAATCTTCGCCTGTGCCTCGATGTATTTGTCGATATTCATTTCAATCGGTTCTATCTTCCAACTCTGCGTATGTCCTAAATCATCCATGAAATCCACGCAGCTAAAGAACTTACCGGCATTCTTCTTGCCCGCCATGACATCCGCAATAGCTTCAGTCAGTTCGTCCTTCAATCTTTCCATTTCCTTCTGAATCTTCGCTTCATCCCAATCCTCGTGCATGGTCATAATCAGTTCACGCTTCTGATTCCAGTACTCTTGAGGACTGTGTACCACATAGGCAGCGGCAATCATATTCTCATTCAAATGACGAATGATTTCCGGCAGATTATTCGCATTCTCAAGCCAGGGAACTGAACCATAAAAACAGGAAATGGCATACATGCTCCTACCGAAACTACGCATGCAGTGATATTTGACAGCCGTCTCATATTTGGTCGGGTTCCATTTGTCAAACTTCGGATATTTACGGAAAGTCCGGCTCCGGAAAGATTCAAAATCGCCTGTGAGAAACTCTTTCACGTTTTCCAGCCGCCGGCTGTCATCATCCGGCCAAACCAAACGGGCCTCCCCGCTGTGCAGGGATTCCAGCCGCTGCACCCATGGCCGGCCGATACGCACTCCCTTGCCCATATAGTACTTGGTAAAATGCCCGTTCATGTGCGTATATTCCACCAGATTATTACGAATATATTCCTTATAATCCCAGCTATCCAGCCACTGTTGAATTTCATCATCCTCCAGCCATTCCTGGATACGTTCATTATTCTCAATCCTCACCCGGTAGAGCATCGGCCCCTGACCGTACAGCAGTCCTGTCTTACGGTCCAGAATGCCAGGTCCCAGGTTATTTTTCTCCAGCAAATCACGGATCGCATTCGGCATGTTATTATCCGGGCCCCAGGGAACTACCCGAACCCCGGCTACCGTCACAGGCTCACCGTCCCAATCCTGCGTCCCTGCATCAAAGAACTGGCTCATGCTCTGACTCCAGTTCATATTAATGGCATATTGCCCGGCAGCAGTATCCACAAAGCTGAAATTACCTATCTTCTTTTTTATATCACTCATAACTATGTATTAATATATATTCTCGTTGTATTCACAAGCAGGGTCCCGCAGTACTTCTTCACAATCTCCACCAGTTCCGGAATATGCTGTTCAATAACAGGATTAAACCAGGGCTTCGGTTCTCTCTTCCACTCATTATCCGTCGTTTTGGTGAGAATGCGCGTACCATTCTCCATATTGTATCCCCTACCGACACCTAAATGTACATACACGCCTTCAGCTTTAAAACCAAACCCGATACTGGTTATCTCCTGCCCGTCCATAGGTGTCTTACCATAGTGACGATAATTCTGCTTCAATGACTTGGAAAGCTTCTTATCCGTATCAATCCAGCGTGCTACGGATAACCGCAGCGCATCGTCGACCTTTTTCCCCCATGCTTTCACATTCGCATTAAATTCAGCAACCGCCTCTTTATTCTGCTGACGCTCGAACTGCTGCGTATAACCGGCATCTCCCTCGATAACGACATCAAGCGGATAACGGTTACCGAAGAAGTTGCTTTTGCTCCGCCAGCTTCCACGGTTCTGCCCCTGCATCATTCTTTCTGCGTGTGCTCCCATTGCTATACAATTAATCCGATACAAAGGTATCCTGAAGCATTCTTAAGAAAAAGGACATAAAAAAAGCCGGCTATCTTCACAGACCGCCGACTCTCAAAAAAAAAAATGTAAAAAAAAATGTTTCTTCAAATTCTAATAAATATCTGTCACGGAAAATTTGGCCAAACCGCCGTTTGCACCAGTCAGAATATTACCGTTATCATCCGTACAGGAAGCTATGTGGCGCATAATATAATCAGCTTCGCTCATGCCTCCGGCCAGTACCGACAAGGCATCCTTCCGCGAATAATCTATCGTAGCCTTAACCGTATAATGAATATATTTATTCTGACATGGTATCTCCACATCAATACAGTTGTCTGAAGGCTCTATTCCAAACTCCGACCGCAATTCCTCTATCTGTTGGAACAATGCACTCAATCCATCCGATACCGGAGCCTGAAGCTGATACTCTATTGTGTATATATTCTTGCTATTCTGTACTGCCTCATTCATTTCACGCCTCCTTCCTTATTGATTGTACAAATAAAGCCATATCTTTTGACAGGGAACGTAATACATTGATATGATGTAACGCTTCTTTTTCAGTAATAATCGAGTATTGTTCTTGTGCTTCAAGAATCATATCAATCAAAGACTCTGCTTCTTCCGCATATATCATCGCCATTTCATCTTCACCCTGAAGTCTATTTATCAACTGCAAAGTTTTATCGGAAATACTCACGCTATTGGTTTTCATTTTTCACCCCTTTCCGGCATTTCTTTGCCTTATAAACGCACAAAGCAGTAACTACAAACAAAGGTGGAAATATAAACCCTGTACAAGCTGAAAGGATGGCGCCGAAATACCAGCGGTCAGAAGAACCGTGTAGTTCGCAGTCTGGAGCCAGGCTACGATAGTAACGGCTTTGCAGGTTATTGACTTGCTCATTCAGAGCATTGACACGTTCGGGTATATGTACCCCTGTGGATTGCGGTGCATACAATACACCTGAAGTTGCTTTTTTCATTTTGGAATGCAATTAAAATGAAACAATATGTAATAAAAAGACGGGAAAGGGAACTTCTCCCAAAAATCAGAAAACCTATAAACAAAAAAGTTCCGCTTTCCCGTTGCATTCCACCTTGAACAGGCAGTGGGCGCATTAACGCTCCACACGGGGGTCGGAACTTATATGTTAACCATTGGACATAAAAAATGCCAACGACAAAGTTGGCGAATCTCTCCGCCTGTTCAAAATGGAATGCAGTGCAAAGATGAACATTTTATTTAATATGGCAAAAGAAAAGCGGAGTTTTTTGCTCCGCTTTTTAATTAATTATAGACATCATCTATCATTACACGTGAACGCTTTTTCTTGCTTTTCACATTCTCTTTTTGTTCAGGAACTTCTTCCTGAATACTTTCGGACTTTTGTTGTTCTTTAAAGCTTTGTTTGGTATTAAAATTCTCATTAACAGACTCATCTTTTGTTATTTCCTTGCTCAGAAGCCAGTGATATACATTCTGATTACCAATTGTAACAACATACGCCTGTTCAAACTCCCAACCACGTTTGCCCATATAATTCATGGCATCCACCATAGAATTAAATTTAATTGCTTTTCCGTTATCGTCAACCAAATACTGATTAGATGCACCAAGCCAAAAGCTTGTTTCTTGTCCGAAATCAACTGTAACAGTAACTTTATTGCTAAACAACTTTGCTGTACCAAGTAATTCACAGAAAACCTTGTAAGGTTCTTGTGCCATCACACCTACACTGACAAACATCAGCATTAAAAACAAACATTTTTTCATACATTTAGATACTTAATTAATAACATACAACACCTATTCCTTAAAAGTAGCCAAACCAAAAATGAACGAATCTCCATAATATTCAGGTATCTTTTTCACTTTACATTCAATAAGTTTATCAATATTCCTTGATATTAGTGGCGCTCCACTAGCACACACATATCCTATGTGATAGCCATCAGTAGTTAGAACCTTAACTGCATAAGGGTCATATCTATTATCAGGTTCTTCTTCCAACTCTAAGTAATCTCCTTCCTCTAATCCGTACGCAGCATCTTGAGCGTCTTCATCACGATATCGAATCCCTGCTACTTCAAATCTTAGAGAAAAAGTGTTTTCCGGAATATCTGCAACATGTATACTCATTATTTTTTTCTTTTCAGCCTCTATCATTTCAATCTACACGATATGAGGAGATGATATATTCGGTTTCTATTTGGCAGTACAAATATCTACAAAAAATTTAACAAATCCAACATTTACACAAAAAAGGCTTCCAACCCGTGGAAGCCCCTCTGTCATTAAAAACCTTACGGCCTCGCGATAGACCGAGAAGTATCTTTCATTATGTCGCCAAGCTCAGATAGAGCTAAAGATAGAGTATTCAGTTCATCAGCGGTGAAGTTGGCTGGTTTGCCGTTTACCGCACTTCCGTTAATCCGTTGATATAGCCATTGGCGTGTTCTGCCAAAATAGTGCTGGGCAATATACGACATAGAAGCGAAAGGCAATACTTTTTCTAAGGTCTGCCTGATTTCTACTGTTTTCACAATGGCTTGGGCTTCATTGATTGATTGCCTGGCACCATCTTGGAATGCTTGCGCAAACGCTTTTTTATCCTCCGGTGAAAGCGTCTGCAGAAAAGCCCTGAAACGTTTTTTATGGTCGGCCAATTCCTCCGGAGTATTGCATTTTACATATTCCGACTTCCATTTTCCCAATTCTTTCTGTACGTCCATAAGCCTAAAAATTATATGTTAGAGAAAAAGTAGCCCCCTCAAGGAGGGCTACCGTTTTCATTCAGCTTGTCTTGTGCATCATTCAAGTCATCGAGACAATCATTGATGCCTTCCTCAAGCTCCTCATCGGAAATCCAATCAGTATTCTGAATGTCATCCCAATAGAGGGAAAAGAAGCTGAGGTCTTTTTTCGCAGCTTCAATCCGAGCCTTTAGCTCTTCTTCTTCAGTCATAAAAAGATCGCGATACATTATGACACTGCAAATATAATAACCTTTTGGTAATTACGCAAGGGAAAAAGGAGTTATTTTTGAGAGGCAGATGTCTTTTTAACATTATTATTCTATCCGGTAAAAAGTCCCCTTCAGTACCTTGCTTAATCCATCAACATCTATTTCCGTCTCAATCTTCTCGCACAAATACTGCTTGTTGCCTATAAGAAACACCTTATTCACATCTGGCAGCTTATTGGCTTGGAACTGGATTGTGTAAGGGATATTGGAGTGAAACAGACTGAGTGTCGACAACCGATGTCCGACACTGTCCGGACAAACATCGTTCAAGCTTAGGGAATACGGAAGGAAGTCCGTGAGCTGTGCTTCGGTCTTCTGCTGGTAGTCCGTAAAAGGATAGGCATAATCATAGGCATGTGTCTGACCGCTGTAAGTTACGTTCTGCCGGTTGAACTTGCCGGTATTGACAGCCACTTCCATGTGCCCGTTTTTTTCCTGCTTCTCCTTCAGCTCCACGTCACCGTTTATGGCTTCCTGGACATTGAAGCGCTCCTGCTTGGCAACAGTAGCCTGGTAGCCCACCGCGGGTATGTTCAATACCATGGAGGTGTACGGACGGGACAAATCGTAATCAGCTACAGAGCCATACACGCCGACATTGAACTGAATAATTTTAGCCGGGACGATTCCGAGTGAGGTCTCTACATCGGACGATTCCGGGTCACGGATTAAATCCGCATACAAATTGACTTCACGCAGCGTATTCTTATCATTTTCATTGTAGTTGATATAATACCGTTTGCCAACAATAAAGATTGTACTTTTCTTGTCACTGTCACCCATTCCATTGTATGCGGCCAGCATTGCATCGTAAGAATCATATTCTTGTTTGTATGCAGCCTCTATGATGTCCCTTTCAATTCGCAGATAGCCGTCATCCGTATGGGAAGGCAGATTGTAGCCCACATTGCCAGTGCTCAAGTCTTTCTCATTCTTTTCATCTTCAATATCCACAGTGAACTCCCGTAGCAGGGAAGATGCAGGAATTATCTCCTTTCCGGATTCTGTAAAATAATCGTTAAGCCCTACGAGACTCACCACTTTGGTGCGTTCGTTGACCACCGTAACCGCACAAAGGAATTTCTCCAGTTCATCAAAGAATTCGGAAACAGTCCAGTGCGGCAATGCGGCGGCCACCCGGTTGCTGCTTACCGCGCTGCATACATAAACGTTCCGCAAGAAATTGTTATCAAAGAAGGAGGTATCGAACGTATAGCCAAAATACTCCACTATTCTCTTGATGACTGTCAAAAGGTATGGTTGTACACATCGACGGCCATAATAGGGGCAAAGGGTAAAATTGTTCGTGCCGAACTCATAGATTGCATCGTTCTGAAGATTCTCCCATTTGGCTTCCTGATAGAACACCGGCAACCATACAGCTTCAATGTCGTCCACCGAACCGTAGTAGTTCACCATATTGGCAGGTGGCTGGAAACGGTTCTGATTGTTGTTCGGCCAACTGATTGTACCTAAATCAAGTTCGTCAATATACAGATCATCATTCGTCAGCAGATTAAATTCCGCATTACCCGATACGAGCTGTACCTTAACCAGTGCATCTTCTACTGAGAGTAAAACCGCACTGCCGTAAAGCAGGCATCTGGCGTCAACGATGAGTGTGGCCGGAAGGATAGTCTTTTTTTTCGTCACATCCAGTCTGTTCACGTGCTTGAATATGGCATGATTGGCAGGCATGGGGAGTTCTATGTCCAAGGAGTAATTGGAACTGCGGGTGAAATACGGATTCTCGGAGGTGAACGTAATGTTGAACCCTTCAGGAAGGGCGGCCAATTGCCCGTCAATGTATAATTCTGTCATTGCTTGTTGCGTGATTTATTGTTGTTCAACTTCTGATATTCTTTTTGTGCCTGGTTGATACCCCGTTTGCCGGTAACATAAGTTTCCGCTACCAAAGGGGCATCCAGCCTGTTTTTAAGCTTCCGCAATACGCGGGTACATTCTATCAGCATCGCCACCATAGCCGGGTCATTGGTCGTCGTTGTGGCGCTGGCAGCAGGTGCCTTGGCTGGTACGGTACGTGTACTCTTTCCGGAACCTGCTACAGCCGCTATGTCTTCAGCTGTCAGATTACCAACATTACCGCTACGCTGTGCCACGTCAATGGCGTCGAATATCGGTCGCAGATTCGGGTTGGCCACAGCAAAACGGTTGGCGACAAATTCATTGGAATGTACAATACCTTGCGGCTGATTCCAGTCACCGGACGGAGTAAAGCCGCCGGTGTAGAAATTGGAGATAAGCCCTTTGGCTGTCTCAAATGCGGCAGTTATCAGAGCAATCTCTCCGGCAGCTTTAGCTACACCTACGAAGCCGAGTGAACCTATATTCTTGATGGTGCGTTCGGTAACGGCCATAATCATCATACGTTCCAACGCATCAAGCGACATAGTAAGAATATTCTTCAGGAAGTCCTTGAGAGACACCTCGGAGTCCGTGAAGAATTGCGCCATGGTCTCTCCGAAGCCTTTCGCCAGGTCAGACAGTATGTCAAACTTCTCACGTTCAATCCGTTTTTCTTCTTCAGCATCTTTTTGGGCATCCTTCAGATTACGTTTACGCATCTGTTCACGTACCTGGTTTTTCTTCTCCTCACTGATTGCCGCGTCATTGAGAACCTTATGGTAATATACATCTTGCAGTCTGCGCAGCTCATTGAAATACTCCTCCTCGGAAGTCCTGTTTTCATAATGATACATGGCGGCAGCTTCCACCTGCATTTGGTACTCTTTGTCCAAACGGGAAAACGTCTCTTCTGCCTGCTCCTTACGGCGTTTCTCTTCATCCTTGGCAGACTGTTCATCAAGCCTGCGCAATTCATCACGCGCCTTTATTTCCGCATCAAGTATTTGGTCATTGATACGTTGAATCTCTGAAGGCTCAAGCCCCTTGACCTTCAGCTTATCGTTGAGCAGTTGTATTTCTGCATCCCGCATCTGCTTGTTGTATTCTTCCTGGGTCATCTTATCGTCAGCGAGGTACTTCCGTTTGATGTCAGCGATACGTCGGTAGTAGTCGGCTTCAGCTTGGGCGAACTTGTCTTTGGAAGTGTTGTTTTTATCGCAGGTACAAGGTTTGTTTCCACATATCGGACATTTTCCACCGTCATTGCCTCCGGTGGGATTGTTTTTAGGAGTGTTCGGATTCAATGCTTTCCATTTTTCTTGTACCAGTTTCTTATAACGTGCAGTTAAAGATTCAACAATCTCTTCTTCTTGGGAAATCTTGTTGCGAACATCCTCGCGAGCCATCGACCCCATCGGTGAATTGTCACTCAATGCCGGGGATTTTTGAAGGCGCATCAGGTTGATCCGGTGCTTATCCAGTTCGTCGGCAGCCTCTTTTAATTCGATATTGGTTGCTAATACGGCATTATATCGGTCAAGTGCCTCTGTGTTTTCATTGATGATTTTGCCCTCTTTATCAATCTCTGCATTATAATCCGGAATAATAGCCTGCAATTGTACAATTGCCTTTTTACGTTCAAAATTGGAAAGATTATTATTGTGTATTTTGGTGGTCAACTGTTCAATCAGTGATGATTGACGCGCATATTCATCATTTGATTTTTCTGTAATTTTCTCATTGACTTTATTTAGGTCGTAATAAGCTTTGGTGCGTTGTGTCAGTTTGTAGGATGCGGTAGCTGCTGCAAGAACTAATGTAACCAGTAAGCCAATCGGATTGCTGGACATAATAGTCCAAGCTGCTTTCAGCGATTTGGCAGCCAAATCAACGCGCCCGTGTAAAACCTGCACGGCAGCGGCATATAAATAAGTGGCGGTACGTAGTGATTTAAGTAAAACAGAATGTCCTTGCATGAGCATTGATAATTTACGCAAGTTTCCAAATGATGTCACTGTATAACCAGACAATGTATTCATTGATGCGGCATAAGCCAAATTGAGAACTGTCGCAATTTTGGTAAGTGAATTCCAAATAGAATACCATGCTGTAATTATCTTCAGCCGGGTAGCATATACAAGCAATATCGTACTAAGCCACAATACAGTACCACCCCATTTTTTGCACCAGTCAATCAATCCCGGCAAATACTTGAGCACATTGGTCAGCATATTCGTACTCACCGTCAGAGCCGGATTCAGTTTCTCTCCCAAATCAATGGCTGCCAGCTTCATCTTATTGCGTGCCTGCTCCAGTTTGGCCTGTGCAGTATCACTGTTTATGGCCGCCTGCTCATACGCCACATTGGTACCGGTGACGGCAGCGGTGAAGTCTTTCACCATCTCCGTGTTCTGAAGGATTACGGATGCGGTATTGTAGCCTTCCTCCCCGAACATCTTCTTGATGGCGCCTGCATCCATATTCTTGTTCTTCAGATTCTCCAGTGCCTTATCCAACCCGACGATTTTAGGGTTGGTCTCGTCCGCTCCGGTCTGAAGAACCAGAAAGAATTTCTTCAATCCCGTTCCGGCCACTTCATCCTTTATACCCCGATAGGCAAGCGTTTCAATCAATGCGACCGTCTGTTCAATGGGAACATTGGCCGAAGCCGCTGCGGTACCTGCATTCCGGATAGCCTTTGCCTGGCTTGCGATATTGGCGGAACCTGCCTGGGAGCCGGCAGCCAATACGTTGGTAAACCGTCCTGCCTGGTCTGCTGCCGCCCCATATTGGTTGAGTGATAAGGTAAGTGAATCAACCGCTTCGTTCAGGGTAATGTCCTTGGCTGCCGCCTGCAACCGCATGGCTTCCTCCGTAACAGCCTTGAGCGCTTCCTTGTCACCAAGCAGTTCCGGCTTGGCCGAAACCACCCGCATGAAAGCAACCCAGAATTCGGCTGCCGACCGGCGGGGACGCCAACCCTCTTTTGTCATGGTGGTGGAAAGCGTCTTGGCCTGCCCGGTCAACCAGGCAATGCTGTCATCATCAAGTCCGGTCAAGGCTTTCAGCCCGGCCTGGGACTCCTCCAACTTGTTGCGTTCGTCTCTGATGGCGCGCAAGGCAAGGGTAAAACCGGTAAGGAAACCTATTACGGACAAGATAACTCCACCGAAACGGTTGAACCAGTCTACCATACTGCCAATACTGACAGTCGCTTTCTTGGTTTCGGTGGTGATGCCTTTTATCTCCTGGCGATGCTGTTTTAAAATCCCCTGAAGATGCTGTATCTTCGCCATGGTGCGGTTGTATTCCTCAGAGCCGCGTGTCATTTCCTTAATGTCACGCTGTAGGCGTTTCATCTCCAAATCAATGGAATTGATGTCATTCTTAATTTCCTTGCCATCGATGTACAAGTAGACACCTCTTTTGACAGTCTTGTCACTTTTTGCCATAACGTTTTTCAATTGTTATTTTATCAAACTTCTGAAGCACATTCTTGAGTGCCTGGTCACCGTAATACTCTCCGGATAAATCTGCCAGTGATTCGATGTTATCCACAATGGGAGGGTCTAACCAGGGTAGGGGACTTCGCCGGATAACGGCATAGTGTTCATCAACGGTACGCATGCGCCGGATACGATATTCAGAAACACGTAAAGAACGCAGTTCCTGACGTTTCTTCTTATCGCTCCATGCCGAATGTCCCTTCATTATAATTCCGTTCTTGACGATATATCCACGCCCGGCGCCATACTCCCGGTACGCACCATACCGGGCAAAGCGGAAACCCAGACCGACATAAGCCGGTCCACCTTCACGGTCTTTCAGCCAACGGGATTGCAGTTCCCTACGCAATCTGCCGGTTGCGTGTGTCCGTTGTAGAATATTTACGGAGGTATTCCTGACTTTCCACGTCCAGTTCTCAACTCCTCGATTGAATTTCTCGGAGGTCATTAAACTCTTTTCTTCAGTTATTGCCATAAAAAAGCCTTTAGTTCCGAACACAAAACTAAAGGCTGAAAAGAGTGGAAAAAAGGACAAGAATTCAGCGGACAGAGAACTTGAAATCATTGACCCGGTTCAGCCATCCTTTCCGGAATACAAGCTGCGACGGGTCCCTTTTACAGATTTCTTCAATAAACCGGATTCTGTCTGTCTTGATAGCTTCGAACAGCTGCCGTTGGTTGGCCAGATTGATACTTGCAACCGTCTGAGGACCTACGATGCCGTCTACATTGATTTGCAGTAGTTGTTGTACCCTTGTGATACCGGGACGTCCGGAGGCCCACACCCAATCCACACAGATGTTCGCAATGGACTGGTTGTGTATGAAGTCCGCTTGGTAACGGTCCCAATAATACTTCTTGAAAACATGAAAAACGTCATCCGGAGTAATCATGCGTAAATCATCCGCATCAATATCTCCGTCACCATCCTTGTCATAACCACATGATTTCCACGTAGACAAGGTTATCCCCATATTGGTTTTGCCACCTTTGTCATTTTTGTGGTCACTCCATCCGCCTTCCCATTTGCGGATGACCTTGAATAAGATTTCTGCTTTAGCCATACTACTTTTATATATTTCATTATCTTACGTTTCTTCTATTTCTATAATATTCAGCGGAACCTCCATCCATCCTTTTGTCGCATTCTCCATCCCCCATTGCAATTCGAACATTCCCGATTCCGGTACGGTGATTTCCTGTTCAAGCCATCGGGTGAGATTGCCTATGACATCATAACCGTCCGGCAGTTCAAACACATTGGCAACACCGTCCACGACGGTCTGTACCTTCATGAATTCCGTGGAGTTCTTATAAGTGGAGTTCAGGGAACAGAACAGCCGCAGACGGTATGTCCCTGGAGAGAGATGTATCGAGGCTGTCCTGTGTCCGTATGTATTCTGCGGGAAACCGTTATACCTGACATATTTCTCCAACACACTGTCCGGATACATGCCACTATCGTCACCTGTAGTTGCACCACCGACCCTGATATCCTCATTGAAATTGACGGAGTCCCCTTTGACGACAGTTCCGGCATCTTCCCCGGAATCCCATACAAAGGTCCGGGCTGTCGCCGAGTAATTCATCCTATTGATGCCAAGCCCACTGTCAAACACACATCCGGGGGCAACATCATCATAGGCCCATCCTATACTGACCACTGCCTTACGCGGCGGATTGATGGTGATGCTTGCGGACCGGGTTTCAGTCATCTGCCCGAATCCGTCCATCAGTTGTACATACAAGGTCTTCGCGCCCGTTGTATCAAACGTATAGGAGAAACGTTCCGTAAACGCAGTCCAACCGGCAGAGGTCAAATCCTCCGTTTCACCTGCACGGTAGTATCGGGGCATGACAGAACCGCTGTATGATATTTCAACACTCACAGTCTTTCCGTTCTTTTCAGGAACACCGTCCTCTATCACGACAGAGGACAGTACCAACGGGCTTTCCTGATAGATGATGGATGCGGATTTAACAGCGCTCTCTTCCGTAGACGACTTTATCTGGCAGTACAATGTCTTCGGTCCTGTGGAAAGGAATGTGAATTCTACGGTATCACCGCTCCACTCCGACCACACCGTGTCGGAAAAGTCCCTTTTCTCACTTATACGGTAATGTGTCACCTCACCCTTGCAATTCATCCGCACGCTGACCTTATTGCTCAAGGTACTGGCGGCACCTCCGTCTATCACAATGGATGACAGTCCGAAAAGGGCATCCACGATGTCCGGACTCCTATATTTCCCAAGGAAAGGGCCTATAGGGAACACCTTGTCGTACCAATTTTTATAGCCGTTGAAATCAAAACGGAAACTGTCGCCGCATCCTCCTTCAACCAGAGGCGAGGAGGCGGCAATGCGATAGTCCAGATTGATGGAATCGGCAATCTTGTACCGCTCGTCAATAGCCTGGAAATCGAAAGGGTAACGCGGGTATTCCAGTTCCATGTTCCCCTCTACTTTCCAACCGGACATTATATCCGCCGCCTGACCTCCCCAGGCTCCCTTATGTACACAGAAGTTGTCCAGAATACGGACATTCTTGCATTTGTTCGCCTGACTGAACAGATATGGCACGCCATACGAGAAGAGGATGTTGTTATGTATATTAATCAGATGCCCTATTGTCAACCCGGTATCATAATCGGACTGCGGGGGTTCCTGGAAGCCCCCCAGATAGAAAGCGCTTGAGACTTCCGTGCCGGGAGCGATGATATTGTTGAAAATCTCCACATCACCCATGCACAGGCACTGGATGGCAGGGCCGAAATGCCCGCGTATGACATTGTTGTATATTTTGCCACTGAGACCGAGGGCAAGAGCCGATGTCTGGTCCTTCTCCATACGGTTACCGCCATTGATGAATTCATTATAGCATATCTCGGCATCTTCGGCATTATTGAGCTGGAAGTTGTCATAACCCTGATTCTCATAGATATTACGGTATATGCGGGTGTTGTACAAGTGGTGCGCACGGTATCTGACCTCCTCCCCGTTGCTGTTGGTACCGGTATAATAATTAGGACTGTAGTGTCCCAGATAGCTCCCTTCTCCGACCGTGTCATGAATATGGTTATGATGGAGCCTGAGATTTTCCAGCCTATAGGCAGGCCACCACCCCTGGGGGTTATCGGCCGTGGGGTCTGTCTTGATCATGAATCCGGCAAAATCCGCCTTGTCGATCTCGATACCAAAGAATTCAAGCTCGTTCGAATAGTTGGTGACTTGTATGGCGATATTCGCAAATTCCGGCATGGCAATCATTCTGAACCCCTTATCTAGATTATGATAGCCCCTACCGTCAAAGACGATATGGGCGCAGTCATTGAAGAGTATGCCGAACCAATAGAACCAGTTGAATTCAAACGGCTCCTCAGTATCTATCGTGAAAATGATCGGATTCTCCCGCGTGCCCTTGAAATTGTCAAGACGCAGACGCATGGGGTATCTCTCACCGAACTGCGGGTCATATTTTAGGATAACCGTACAGCCTGCCGGATAATCCTTACCGTCTATAATCCAGCTCTCGGCTCCACCCACAATCTTGGCGTCGGGGACGAGATACTCAACCGCTTCATCACGGGGGGCAAGCGCGGGGGTAACGGTTATGAGCTTGTTGATACGTTTGGTAAAAGTCACACCGGTCAGGACATCTGTCACGTCCACCTCCACATCGTATATTCCACGGTCGGACACAGCATCGAAGGTATAGGGGGATGCCGCCCAGACAGTCGGTCCTGGACGGCTCGTGTCAAAGCCGACGGTTTTCACTGGTTCCGGTTCATTCTCCTTGTATATACGCGCAACGATGGTATTGTTGCGGGAAGTGGCATAACCGTTTTCGGCATATATCGAAAGATAGCCCCTTTCCCCGACACGCACTATCTCAGTGGCGGTAACCATAAAATAGGGCTCGGTGGCGGGAAGCATCGGATATGCGATTTTCCTGACAGAAGCGTTGCCGCTATCGTTGGATACACTGACGCTCTGTATGAACTCACCTGCGGCAGACATATCTACAGTCTCTGAGGATTTTCCCAGTACACAATCCAGGACAGACCGTTCAGGCCCGGCTCCACCATCAAGCAGATACTCGTGTTGCCTCACCCATTCGCTTGTACTTGATATGGTAACTTTGTCCCCGACCAGAGGGAAAGGGTTGTCAAGTCTTGCGGACAAGGAGGGAATGCCGATCAGGGCTTTCAGAATCTCGTGGTATTTCATATATTCATCATTATTCAATGGTTACATCATATAACTGGTCTGCTGTATATTCTCCGTTCCCGTCAAGCTTCGGACGGATGGAGAACGATGCCAGGCGGCCGACAGATACAATCCGGTTACCGACATCGTCCGATTTGGTTATGTTGAACACAACCATCCTGTCCCGGTTCTTGGACCGTGCAAGCAACACCAGGGTCTGGTCTGACGGCATACTGTATTAGGCAGCGCTGCTGAAGACTTCATTGCTGTAACGGTTTATACCGTCGTAGCCATCGGTGGTGTCGGCTGTCTCGTCAAACTCGACGCTGTAGTAGTTGTCACAGCCGATGCTGGTATTGTCCCGGTCATTCGTCTGGTACTTGTAATCGAATTCACGTACATATTCCGCGACGCTCTTGTGAATGGCTGCCAGTTCCGCTGTCAGACACGGGCGGTCATCCATCAGGATGGCGCTCCCGTCGGTAATCTGTGCCGTGCCAGCCTCATATCCCTGTGCTTGTATGTACGCAAGGTTTCCCTGGTTGTTTCCGGCAAAATACACCGGTGAAGTATTGTCGGCCATGGAGTACAATACGGTCTCCTTATTATAAATATTACTGCCACTTATGAGGCTATGGACGCTCGAAAGGATGAAGATGCCATGATTCTGCTCATTGTGCCGGACAAATATATTGTTCACATTGACCAGCCTTTCGATAGCGGAAGTGCTCGAACGCGCGAAAAACTCCTGGAAATAGCCGCTGCTGAACACGAAGGTATTGTTCGCGATTATTATTTCCTTGGACATGCCGGGGAACGTGAACCACGTGCAGTCCCATTGGTATTTCGGAAGCTCCATGTTATCATGCATGTAATTGCCGGATATGAATATCTTGTCCGCGCCGAGTTCATTGCTTATTCCGATGACCGGTCCGCAGGTCTTGTAGATATGGTTACGCTCTAAGAACAGTTGTTTGACCTTGCCTACGGAAATGGCTACCTCATTGTAATGGCTGCCGTCTATGTCACAATCCATGATATAGACATCCGTTGCCGAAAGGCTCATGATTGACGGGTGCCCGACCACTTCGGCCTGCATCACTGATTCGGAGAATCTTATCTTTGATATATAGACGGTATTCGCGTCTGTAATGGAAATCGGCTGGACAACGACCTGCGACATACGGATATTATGGAGACACACATTCTCGTATCCTTTGACCGTAATGCCGTAGCGGGTGCGGTAATTGGAGTTCGGACTCTTGGTGCTCTGCCCTTTGACGGTCAGGTTCTCAAAGTACAGGTTGCGGCAAGGCTTGCGTTTGGAGATGTTTGTGGCATAGATGCAGGCGGGCTCCTCCGGTGCATAAACACCCTCGTAGGTATTGAAGTTCAGGAAGGTGATGTCCCGAATGATGATGTTACTGCAATCCTCGATATGTATGCCACCGAAACCGCGGCCGTCGAGTGTGCATTTGCCGGCCCCGTCAATGGTAAGTATATGTGCGGTATCCTGGTTCCAGCCTTTCATCTCCACGCTCCACATGCTGTCCTCATCCTGGTATCTGTTGCCCTTGTAGTCTATGTTGGTCTGGGTGCATGTTATCGTCACATCCTGCGTCAGACCGTCGGGATAGTCCTCCATGACCGATTTGGTCGCGTTGTAGATGCCGAGATATTGCCGTCCGTTGTCGCTGCGGACATAGACGGGCGGTATGACCTTGTTCCAGTCCTCCGCTCTCATTGCCCAAAGATTCAAGATACCCGCAAAGAGACGCCCCACACGTTCGGACGTATTCTCACCTTTTCGGGTGGCACCACGTACCTGGTCGGAAAGGGACTGCAGAATCTCTATGGAATCATCTCCTTCGGCAGTATCGAACTCGATACCGGACTGCTCCAGCAGATCCAGGATGCCGGCAAAAACACGTCCGACACGTTCGGCGGTATTCTCACTGTCCTCGGTAGCACTGCGTACCTGTGCCGCCAGTTCCTTCAATGTCCCAAGCGTATCGTATCCCTCGGAAGGCTCGAATGAAATTTCGGATTCTTCCATGAGGGCAAGGATGCCCACAAAGAGACGCCCGACACGTTCAGCCGTATTCTCACCTTTTCGGGTGGCACCACGCACTTGTGCCGCCAGCTCCTTCAATGTTGTAAGTGTATCAGACATACTGTATCATAAAAATGCATTGCGGCAATTCAAAACCTTGTAAAGTTCGGACAGATGTATTGCCGCAACCACGCCATAAAGCTGGTTATCATTGTTTACCACATAATCCGCTTCCACATCCTCCAAGGAAAAAGCGAGCCACAGCCTTTTCTTCCTTTTGTCTTCCAAAATTTGGTTGAGCAGCTCATCAAGAATGCGCTCGCACTTGTCAAGGGCAGCCTCTATCTGCTCATAGTCGGAGGTGTCGGACACATGCTCCACAATGAAGAGCAGGTAATCGCGGTCTTTTCGGTATGCACCCGGATTACCGCCGTAACCGAATCCTGAGCCACGGTCCACAATCACTGCCGGATAGTGGAGCACGCTGTCCAGTGCCGTATGCTTCTCTCGTTCTGATGAGAGGAAGTGTACTTCATCATTCTCCTTGTGTCGTATATCGACATGCCTTTCAGCCAGATTCTCTATGTATTCCGAAAAAGTCATTTCTTCTGTTTTTGGGCGTCACGTATCCTTTTGTTGAGCAGGCGGAATGCCGTTGCCACCGGCATCGCCTGGTATTTCTCCATCACCGCCACATCGTCACCGACAAAGGCGTCGAAGATGTCGAGCCAGTTGACTGACGGTGCGGCGGGACTATTCCGCTTTTCCTCCGGTTCATCATCCAACGGAAAGAGGAAAGGAAAAGCCTTTGAAAGCCACCTCTTGACAAAAACGTAGTTCAGGAATATGGCATACTTGACGTGCCTGTCAATCTTTGTCACCTTCATTATCCGTTTTTGCAGTATCAGCGGTTTCTGCCTGCTAAATAAGCCGTTTTTCCCACCTGATGGTAGGACAATATATTCGTTGTCCTTCAAATAGAGCATTGCTACGAAAGTGTCCAGTGAGGCATCCTTGCCGTCACGGACATATCGGTTGAAAGCAGTGTCCACGTGCATGAAGTGTTCGAAACACATCCCCTTCAGGCGGTCACCCGGCGCTTTCAGCCCGGAGACGGCAGGAAGGATAAAGCGGTCCATCCGGACACGGCAGTCGCTGATGAACTCCACCAGTTCGCTCAGCTTATAACTGTAATAGGTGTCGGAACCGACCCCGTACGGCAGGGAATAGAACTCCTTCAGGAAGGATGGTTCGTCTATTTCCTGAAGATAAAGCCGCGACACGAGCAGGAACTGTGCCGGTGTCAGCTCCTCCCATTTCTGAGGTACCCGGCGGATTATCTCATGGCGGATTCCGAATCTACGGTATGCAATGCGAAGCTCCCTCATGTCCAGAATGTGCGTTTATGGTCATTGTCCCGGTCGTATATCTGCCTGGGATCACCCTCATAGAAATTCTCAAAACAGCTCCGTACCGTACGCAGCAGCACGGTCATGTACATGTCCGCATCCGTTTTCAGATTCTGGATCTGTACGGCTATGCGCTCCGTATCGACGGGTCTCTTCTCCTCATTGCCCTTCTCACCCGGCTGTACAGCGGTGAAGTACAGCCCCCGGTCCGTGACGCTACCCGTCTCCATCAGCAGCCGTCTGCCCGCCATTGCCACAATGTAGCGGGAGCAGGCAAGGCGCAACCGCTCCATGCTCTTCCGGGCTTCTTCGTCTTCTGGGGGATTTACCAGTCCGTCAATCAGATGCTCATACAGCTTGTCACCGATGGCCGGCTGAAGGAGCATCTCCTCGGCAAACTTCAGGTGCGGCTGCAGACGGAGGAAAACAATCCGGCTGCCATTGATAAAACAGACGTCATTGACATCCGCGGTACTGCGGACAATGGCTGATTTACGGTCCTGATAGGCCTGGGAGGACGCGAACTCCGGATATTCGGCTATATGGGCATACAGAAACTCAAGCAGCTCGTCGAGCGCATTGAACCCCTTGTTGCGTAACGATGCCCGCAGGTTATCTTCCTGGTACTTGTACACCTGCTGGAATGATTCGCCGTTGTCGGATTTCTGACGTTGGAAGCCCGCATCGGTGATACGCATGCTGATTTCATCGAAATCGTTCCAGAACGCCAGGTTCGCGTTCGCGCGTTTGCAGATCTCCAGCAGGCGGCTGTCCAGTTTCTCCCGTTCGGTTGCCCCTTCGGTATTCTGTTCCAATACATCCGGATTTGGACCGAATTCATATATCTCGACCACTTCTCCCACCATCGCATCGCCCAATAACGGTACGAGGTATTGCCGGAAAGCATTCCGGAGCGGTGCCTCCATCATGTCAAAGGAGATGGCGGTGTTCACCTTCATCACCGCTTTCAGCTCCTTGCCGTTGTTCCATTTTTTTGCACTGAATATCATTAGCTCAATGTTTTTTTGGTACCGCTGCCGGTATCGAGGGTTACTAATACGGTATTGCGGAAACGCAGCTCGCATTCCGGCATGCCGTTCATTTTGATATAGAGTTCTATAGGGTCCAGGATATTCTGCCGGTCAATCCACGCGTTGGCAATGTTCACAAGGAAAGCCTCACGGATATTGGAACCGCCCTGGTTGCCGGCATAGGTGCCACCGGGCATACCTGCACCGAGCACATTCGGATTCACCATCAATGCAAACAGAATTTCCGAGTTGGCGGCTGCCGACACCGGAAGATTGTCACTACCCTGGTATTTGTTCTCCAGCGGCTTGATTTTCCACTCCTCCTCAATCCTGCCGTTCATCTCGTTCACGGCATAATGAGAGAAGATGGGCTTCTCCGCATTGTCCGGTCCGCAAAGGTTCTGCTCCACAGAATCCATATACTTCTGTATGGCCGCCTCACGCTCCTTGGCAGAATAGTCCTTGGACGGGTATTTCTTCTCCCAGTAGGAATACGGTATCTGTACATGCCACTTCCAGGTTATCTGGTTCTTGTAGGCTTTCTTGAGGAAATGGGGGATAAGATGGGCTATCTCCACCCATCCACAAACGTAGGCGGGCCACCAGATGGGCATGCCGTAAAGGTCGTCGTTGCTCCAGCTGTCGCGTACCGGCATGATGAAACCGTCCCTCACCTTTCCGGCAAACTTCAACACCTCGGCGTGCATCTGCGGGTCGTATTCGGAGAGCACATCCAGCCTGGTGTATTGTCCCTTGTCCGGACGTTGCGGCCAATATCCGGAAATGATGCACTTGCAGGCGCCGTATTCGTCCACTTCGGAATAACGGCGGTAAAGCGCATTGACCGGATTGACCCCTGCAAAAGAATTGCCGGCAGCCGACGGCACAAACTGGACGGCACCGTTGCCGAATTTCAAGTAATCCCGAAGCACCTTCTCCATGTAGCGCCTCACATTCCGGGAAGCAATAAAAGCTTGTACTCGGCTATCGGTAACGGGCTTCAGTATCTCGTTGCCATCATTGTCGTAACCTTTCACCGTACAAGGATATATGCCTTGCCCAAGTGTCAGGTTACGAAGAAACTTCAGGCCCGTATTGAGCACGCTGGTGTTTCCTATCTCTTCAGCCGCCTTCTGGGGGAAATCATTCTCATCTCCCCATGGACGCACCTTCACTCCGTCGATGTCTATATAGGAAACATTCGACAAGTCATATGGCGCCAGGATTCGGGTACGCTCCTTCATTTCGTTCTGGGGTGTCCCCGTCGTTTCGCCGAATATGTACGTGGACTGCATCAGCAGGGGAATGCCGCTTGAATTAAACAATATGTTCATCAGAATATTATTTTCTTTTTGTTATACTCCAGTATCAGGTCAATATCCACAGGGTAGGGGTGTCCTTCCGGATTTCCCTTGCAGTCGCAGGGCTGCACGCCCCGGAGCTGGTATTCCTTCATGTTCATGCGTCCTGCACCGCAGGCGTAGGCCTGGGGCATGAAATAGACCTTGCCTTCCTTGCTGACGAACTTTATCGAAAAGATGCGCCGGCGTCCGCGTTCGTCCGTGCGGATGTCCATGTCGGCCAGAGCCAGGTTTCTGCGTATTGTCTCCATATCGTTATATCATTCAAATGTATTGTCAAATGTTCTGTCGAATATCCGCCCATAAATACCATTGTCACCGGTACGCTCGAAAGCCAGATGCAGGCGTGATGCCTGACGGAATGTAAGTGAGACATTGATTTTCTCGTTGCCGGTACGCTTGTGAGAGAAATCAATGTCAGTGGTCACCACTTCCGTCGATGTTTCCGTATTATACAGCTGCAAAGAATCAGTTGTTATCAGATCCAGTACCTTTCCGTATTGTCTGGTGTCCAGATAGCCGCTGTTTACCGTACGGCTGTCAATGTATTTGGATGAAGTGCGGACGGTTCTCTGTAACAGTTCTACCGGATCACCCTCAAGTTCGGGGGAATATTCCACCAGTCCGGTGAATGCCATTGTCTCCGGCATACCGAATGCGTTTCGGTAAATGAAATTGGTGACATTCCTATACTGTCGGTCATCATTGACAAATCTCACCTTATCCTTTACAGTGCCATCTTTTTTCAATAGGACATCATAATATGTGATGGATGATACGGCAATACCGGACCGACGTACAATCTTATCAAGTGAAAAAGAAACAGCGAGCATACCGGCAGTGGCATCCACTTGCTCACTGACTGTCTTGTACTTTTCCTTTCCCGCATCCATGTAGGCTATGCTCATGTCCACCGACATGCCTTTATGGGCAGTAAAGGTTAGATATTCCATTCTATCATGGGCTGTACGGATTGTGCTCTCGTGTGTCAGAAAAAGTACGTCTGACGGGGATACCGATGTGCGACAACGGCTGTAATAAGCATTGAAACTCCTCCGGACTGTGTCCTGCTTGCCTGAAAACACAGCGGTTATGGACAATGGAGCCTGATAATAAGAGACTACATTGTTTGACATCCCTTTCGGGTCATGCAGGGAGAAGTGACTGCGGAGCATTTCCCCTATCTCATGGATTACCACGTTGCCTTTCAAAGCGTAATAGCTCTCATTGAAAATCTCCGTACCTCCGGTTTCAATACGGACATTCAACTGTTCATCTGTGATTCCTGAGATTTTTATTTCCCCGATTTCCGAGATGAAGCAGTCCACTCCATCATGTATGCCGTCCACTACCATTGCCAAAGGGTTTTAGAAATGCCCAACACCAGTGACCTGTTGTACAAGTCATATCCTGCTCTGAACTCCCATTGCTTATGGCGATATTCTGCCGACAAGACTTGCCAGGAACGTCCAATTTCCAGACCTAAGGCAAGAGCATTGTTGCAGACGACCGGTTGCCGGTAGTCCACCACTACCGTGCGGTCAAGCAATGAATTGCGGGATATGACGTCGGTCAGCTCCACTTTCAGGTAAGGGCGTTCAATAATTGTATCAAGATAATGCTTCTCCGAGAAATAGTCGGCCAGTATAGCCGCCGTATCCACTTCTGTGGGTACCTCACGGACAATCACCTCCGGTTCCGGAATGGCAGAGCGTATCGTATCATGCCTGACCACCGTTTCCGGTACATGGACAATGCTCCGTTTCCGGGAACCCAGCCAGTGGCCGGCCCAGCCGGAAAGAAATGCGATAACCGCACAAAGCAACATATGGCTAACCTTCCGTCTCATCGGCCTTTCTTCTGAATTTATCCGTGACTGTCACCCACAATATTCCCACCTGCTTGATCAGCGCATCTTTCGGCTTGCCGTCGATGACTGCCAGGTTCTCCAGTATGCTTGTCACGTGCTCGACGCAGAACCAGGTCATGACGAACACCTTGACAATGGAAAAGAACAGGGTGGCCAGCAGCATGACAAAGCTTTCTTCCGCTCCGGCCTTGCTCTCCAGATAGAACGAGTGGGTGATATAGATGATGGTCAGCCAGATACACAGCTTGATGATGCAGCGTGAGAAACGGAAGCTTTCAAATCCTATTCCCTGGACCTTGCTTGCCCGGATGCCCGTCCACATCTCTGAGACAATGGCGACGAGCATGGCCATGGCCAGGAACGGTGTAATGCCTATCCATTCGCTGACTACGGCAGTGACGGCGCTGAAGGAGATGGCCGGAAATTGCAGGTTGTACTTGAAGCTCGGAGCCACCGAAAGAAAGAACTCCTTCGGTGAATCATACCCATAGGTGGCGACGAATCTTGTGAAAAAACGTATCATATCTCTTTTTTTGTCACAAAGATAGAGCCCAACCATCCGCTCTCATAGGACAAAAAAAGCCCTTACTCTCACGAGCAAGGACTTCAAAAATAAAAAAATCTCCGGTTAGTATTTTTATGGCTTCTCGTACATCACCCAGTAGGGTTGTCCTGCCAAATATTCTACATGGTACCCGGCATCAGCCAGTTGTTTGGCCAGCGC